ATTGAACTAAAAATCTTATTACGATTAGGTACTACTGTTGCTTTCATATTTTCTTCAGCATAGTGTCCTTCAGGTACTTCTTCACCTCCAGTCACTAATGCTGAATTTAATAGTTCAGATAGTCCTTTAAGTTCAATTACTTGGTGTTTTACTAATGGATAAGTTTCTTCAAACCCATTTGGAGCATGATCATGATGGAATAAACGACTTGGATTTTCATTAATATACTTAACTAAATCTTTAGCACGTTCTAATTCAACATTATGTTTTTGTCCATAATCAAATGATAATGCTGTTACTTCATAGCCATTGGCAAGTAGATGAAGCAGCAATGTGGAGCTATCCATTCCTCCACTTAGGGATAATACTGCTTGTTTTTTCATAATTTATCTGCGATTTTTTTAATTGCGTTTTCATCCTCAACTGTCAATCGATGACGTGAGTTAGCTAATTTCCACATTGCTGTATTCCATTCTTGCTCATAGATGTTAGCTGTTCTAGACAGATAGGAATCTGAATGGTAATCAAAAATATTCATTTGCATAACTTTTATTGTTTTTGTTTATTAAAATAATTTTCAAGCCAATCTAAAGGATATAACATTATTGTTCCTTCATATTTAGGGTTGGATATTTGTCGAGTTTGAATTTTTACTCCATCTCGAATAGCAGCCTCAGCTACTTGTTTTCCTAGTTGACCACCAGCAGCCTTGCCTAAATGATCATAAAGTGATTTATATTCCATTTATTGTTCTAAAATATTTAGTATTTAAAATAACTTTTCCAATTTGTGCTTTATCAAATTTACTATCTATAACCTCATCAATTTTAGTTTTAGGCTTTTGATCTAAACCATATGGTTCATAAAGTGTACCTTCAATTGCTGCCATAATAGGATTTGATGTATCAATAGTAGTGATAAAAGGCATGTTTTTATAGTGAACAAATTCTTGTGGAATAGCACATCCTAACAAATGAACATTGTCTGTATCTTTAATAATACCTTCTTTGTATAGTTTACTTATAACAGATACTCGTCCTACTGCTGTTGCTACAGCCGGGGTTGGATGCGGGAAATGTTCTTTATAATAAGCAGCACCATATGAGAATGCTATTTTCTTATAACCTAATGTTTTATATTTAAAATAACATTCAGCTGCTTCTCTAATACTTTTAGCTTGAACAACAGCTACTTTAAGAATATTAGGAGGAAGAGCAATTCTAATCCATTCAGCAGCATTTTTAATTGATGCTTCCATATCTTCCCAAACATCAGGAACAATAAATTCATCTGGTTGTAATTCATTGATCCAATGCATTAAACGATCAGTATCATAAGCATGGCCTAATTCATGTAATGAATTATCCATAATGATATAACGATTGTTTTCTTTAGCCCATTGAAAATACTTTTTGTATTCTTCATATTTGTCTAACAGATGAGGCAAAAGATAGTCATAATCATTAAAACTTTTTGACATTTCTAATAATGCTAACGGAACTTCGTGAGATACTTTCATAACGATTTAATATAAATATTATTTTAATGTTTGCCAAATGCGATTTTAAAAAGGAAGAGTATCAGTTTTTACAGCGCTTATCCAAGCACAGTACTGTCTAATCACTTCATCTGTAGTACCAAATGCTTTCTTTTCTATAAACTCATCAACCTCAGCTTTAGTACCACCAAATGTTTTGCGAAGACTATCTTTTAGATTTTGCATACGCTCAAACTCATCACGTTGAAAATCCTGTCTAAGATTTTTTAGACGTTTATTATAATTGGTTATAATGTCACGCTCTAATTCTTGTTTCACTGGGAATGATTTATCACTATTACGAATAGCAGCTATTTCTTCAGCCATCCACCAATACTCATAATTGATATATTTAGCATATGGTGAATATTCAAAATCTCCATTTTTACACTTATTCCATATATGTTCTTTACTAGGTAGAAACTTATGAGTAGTGTATCGTCTATGCCAGTAGAAAACATTAAACTTTTTCATCTTTGGTGGTTTAGCAGGAGCTTTGATACCAAATGTGGGATTAAATTCTTGTAAAACTTCTTTAGCTGTAACCATATTGTTTAAATTAATTCTTCTGCAAATACTTCTTCAACTAGTTCTTCATATAGATCATCTAGTCCTTCTATTTCTCGGAACCGCTCAATATTGAAGTTAGGTTCAACAGGTACACCATTGAGTTTAGCTGTTATAGGATTGCGAACTTCTTCTAACAGCACTCCAACTAAGTGTCCTAACTCAATGATTTCCCTAATCATGTAGTGATTACCTTTTTGGGGTCGATTAAGTATTTTTTCTAACTGTTCAACATTGAATCGATCATCAATGCATTCTACTAGTGTGCCTATTTTCATAACCTAAATATAACAAAAAAGGCTTGGAAATCCAAGCCTAATTTGAAAAATATTAATCTTTAATTATGATCTTTCACCATAGAATACATTAAGAATTGAAGATGTAGTTGTAGAATTAACAGCGGATACTGTAACTCCCGATCCACTAACACGCAATGGAATAAATGTCCAGTCACCAGGACGTAAAATAACAGCTGAACTAGCTGATGTATTTGATCCTGTAATGTTTAGAGTTAATGTCACTAAATTAGCAGTAGGAGCAGCAGCGTAAAAATACACTGTTTCTGAAGTATCAGCTTTGGTTGATGGACCATAAAGGATAGTAGTTGAACTAGCAGAAATAACTCTATATTGATATTCAGCTGAACCACTAACTGTCTCAGTAGCAGTGAAGCTAACAGAAGAAGGATTAGGGAATAATGTGGTTGATGTTAAGACTGCTTGAGCGGTTAATGTTGGCATGGTATTTTAGGATTTTATAGTATTAGTGTTTAGTTATACATATTATCCCTTTAGTAATAAGTTATAGTTGTATCATCTTTTTCTCTTTTAATTTTTTGTATTAAAGGAGCAGAAGGATATACATATGGTTCAGGTTTAGGTTCTTCTACAACAGGAGGAGACGGACTATATATTTGGTATTCTTTAGGTGATACCTCTGGTGTAGGTTTAGGTTTTAGTTGATTAAAAGCGATATTAGCTGCTATTACTAAACATATAGCTAAGGGATCAAATACAAAAATAATTACAAGTAAGAACCAATTTATAATTTGGTCCATGGGTTTACCTGTGAGTTTGCTTATATATTTGAGTGGACCTAATTCACCTGCTAATTCAGCTTTAGATTCAATTTCTAATATTTTCATATCTAAAGCAGTTATACTATCATTTGCTGCTACAATTTTATCATCTACAATTTGTTTATTTTGTATAGCAGAATTTAATTGTGCTTCAAATGTTTTTCTATTAGCATTATTAGCTCGGGTAACAATTTGTCCTGTCTTAGCATCTACAGATTGAGTAGTACTACCAGTAGCTAAAGCACCTCGTAGTTGACTAATATCATTGTCTAGTCTTTGTTTCTCAGTTGTATAATCAGTTTTAGATTGTTCAAAACGTTCTTTTTTAACTTTATATACTTGAGTCTCTTTATCAACAACACTTGCTTTGCTAGATGTTTCTTGATAAGCAGCACTTAAAAAACCATAGATACCAGCTGAAGTAATACCAATCAGTACTAATAACGCTACTGTTAAGTATGTTCTTAATAGTTTACCTAATTTATCCCAGTATTGGTAAAGCAAAGAAGCCATTACTAATTTAGCTGCCTCTAAACTAGAAGCCATAATAATTACTTCAGTACTTGCTCCAGCAAATAATTTAGATAAACCAGTTATAGAATAGAAAGCAGCACTGCCGCTAACGGAAAGTGCTGACAATGCTATTAAGAATGGAAATACTTTTTGTTTCATTTTATCCTTCACATGAAACGCAGTCTGATAAGCGTTGTAAATTGTCTCCTCTTAAAACACTTTCAGTGCGTAAATAATATAACGTTTTAATACCTTGTTTATGAGCTTCTTTATGTACTTGACTAATCCATTTAGGTGTGTCATTTGGATCAAAAGTTAAGTTCAATGAGATAGCTTGGTCAACATATTTTTGTCTAATACCATTTTGACGAACAATCTCTAACTGATTGATTTCTTTGAATGTTAAGAATACTTCTTTTTCTTCATCAGTTAAAATATAGTCAGGAACATTTACTACTGAACCTTGATCTTTTAGGATTTGATCCCAAACACTATCAATGTTATATCCTTTTTTAGTGAGTAATTCTTCTAGAATTTTATTACGTTTGATGAATACACCCTTAGCTGTTTTTAGATTATAAACATTAGCAGGAATAGGTTCAATTGAAGGTGATACACCTCCTGAAATATGAGCATTTGATACTGTAGGGGCAGGTGCCATATGGTGAGTATGTCTTAAACCTGTACCTTTACACCACTCTGGTTCACCATATAATACTGCTTGGTCACGAGATGCTTTTAATACTTCTTGTTCAATAAATTCAAACATTATTCTTGTATAAGAACTTGCTTGAATACCTACAAACGGTAATCCTTTTTGTTGTAAGAAAGTATGCCAACCTAAAACACCAACTCCAATTGCTCTACCTTTAGTAGCTGAGCGAACTGTGTTTTCCATGAATTTGATGTTTTTAGCTCTATCAATAAATTCTTGAAGCACACCTTCCAAAAACCAGCAAGACAATTCAGGTAATGTCATTCCATTTTCAAACTTATAATCTTTCCACTCATCCCATCTTGCTAAGTTTAAAGATGATAAACAACAAATAAATGAATGTAATTCATCTGTATAAAGAGCAATCTCAGTACAAATGTTAGTCATTGATACTTTTAAATTGTTCTTTTTATATGCTTCAGGATTAGCATTATTAATATTATCCTCAAACATGATATAAGGTTCACCTGTTTCAAGACGTGTTTTAAGAATCTCACCCCAAATCTTTAGTGATTTAGGATCTTTATTCTCAAGTTTATTCATAAACTCATCATCAACAACTACACATTGATGAAGATTTAAACACTGTCTGTTAACATCACCTTTTGGTCTACGAATTTGTAAAAATTCTTCAATGTCTGGATGGTTAATGTTTAAGTTAACAGATGCTGCTCCTCTACGAACACTACCTTGATTAGTAGCTAAAATTGTAGAATCATAAATTTTACACCATGGAACAACACCTTCTGATACTCCATTGTCTTTAATGGTTTTACCTCGCCCTCTAATGCGAGACACACCAATACCAACACCTCCACCTTGAGATGATAATCTCATTAGTTCTGAGTTAGCATCAGCAATACCTTCAATACTATCACCTACATCAATACCAAAACATGAAATAGGCATCCCACGTTCAGTACCCATGTTTGATAGTACAGGTGATGCTAAACATAGCCAGTTTTTAACCATTGCTTCATAAAAGAATGGTTGTAAATCCTTACGACGCAAGCGACGAGCGGCTGCTTTACTTACTCTTTTATATGCATCAAATACATCTTCATCAGGTAATAAATAACCTTTTGAAATCATACTCACTGCAATCTCATCCATCCATGTTGGGTAATTTTTACCCTTAATCCAATTTGTTGAATCCACTTGTATACTCATTTTTTAATATTTTTGAATACTTTTCTGTATAGTCACGTAAATCATTTTTTACTTCTTCAAATCGTTTTTCTCCTAAAGTATTTTCTGCTGATACCATCATAAATTCATCCATTAAAAGTAAAAATTCTGAATCTGAGTATATATCGTCCCCACCATAATGTATAGGTAGTGATGCAAATATAGCCTCTATAAGAGTATTTAATGTAGGATTATTTAAAACATCTAAATATTTGTTTCTTAAATCCTCATCATTAAAATAGCTACTCTCACTAGAATATTCATCTGATTGAAATTTTAGATCATATTGAGCTATCTTTTTTATCTCATCTTTTGATAAGATTTCTTTGTTTTCAATTTCTTTTAATAAGTCAGTTAATTTTATCATAGTGTGTATTTATAAACTAGTTTCTTGTTTTGTTTTAGAATTATATATTTTAACAGGGACTGAGTGATCAGTATATGCTCTAGCTTTTTCTAGGTCTTGTTCTGTTGGGTCTATTAATGTTATACTTATTGTATAATCTTTAATAGGGATACATTGGTTTGTATAAATACGTTCTTCACTTTCATCAGCACTAAAATATTTTTTTCCTTTTTTAACTACTTTAGGGGTTTGACTCCATTTAGATTTAGGATCAGTACTTGAAAAATTTATATCTCGAGCAGGTTCAGTTGAATAACTGTTAGATAACTTATCTCCATCTACAGTTATCATACAGATGCATCCAACATTATTGAAATTAATTCCAGTTCTTAAACCAAATACTTTAGCTATAGTGTTAAAATCTTTATTTCTAGTAAAAGAAACATAATACTTTTTAGGTTTAAAATGTACTTCTTCTCCAGATGCTGTTCTATCTTTTAAACAATTTGATTGAAAAATTTTTATAAGATTGTTAAGAGGAGTAAAATGATATAAAGTACCTACTTGTTTACCTTCATTTAATAAATCAATTAGTTTTATCATAGTTGCGTGTTTTATAAATCATCCCAATCTGCTGTTGATTTTGAGTAATTTGTTACTCTACCAGCAAAGAAATCTTGTTGTGTTTTACCTGATGTTAAATGTCCAAACCATTCAATTTGTTTTAGAAGGTTAGGATCAATATCATTATAAATTGCTTTATAACCTAATTCAGTTATTTTTTCATTAGCACGGGCTTTAATAAAGTTTTTTAATTGATTTTTATTTAAACCTTCAACACTACCCATTTCAAATGCTTTATCAATAAAATCAAATTCTAATTGTACTGATAGATGACATGCTTCAATTATTTTTTCTCTTAGCTCATCAGTGTTTAACTCTGGTTGTTCTTCAAGTAGTGTTCTGAATAACCAGCAACCTGCTTTAGAGTGTAATGATTCATCTCTAACACTCCATTCTACAATTTGACCTGTACCTTTCATTAAGTTTCTTAATTGAAAACTCATCAACACAGCAAATGAAGAAAATAAATTTACACCCTCAGTAAATGCTGAAAAGATGGCTAATGAAATTGCTCTGTCTTCTATTGTTTCACCTGGTGTTTCAATTAGGCGTTCAATTTTAGCTTTAGATGTTTCATCTTCTAAAAATGCTTTAAAATCATCTAAACCTAATTCTTCATTTAATCGAGCATAAGCTTCAGCATGAATGCTTTCAAAATCAGCAAATACACGAGCCATAGCTTGTATTTCGGGTTTTGGAAACCAAACTGATACTTTTGTTGACCAATAATCATTAACATGCACTTCTGTTTGAGCGAATGACTTTAATATGTTTCCAATTAAACTCTTCTCAGGTTCTGTTAATTTTAATTTCCAATCGTTCAAATCTGATGCGAGTGGGACTTCATCTGCCAACCAATGTGCTCTATGTTGGTCTTTATAGAAATCAAACGCTGTTTGGTATTCAAACGGCTTGTAGTAGTTGCGAATATCAGTGATCATATACTCTTAATATAATAAATTATTTGCTTAATTCAAAGAATTTTTGTTGAAGGACATCTCTATCTAAAGATGTGACATCACTAAAACTATTGACTGGTTTTGATGGAGTATATTGATCTGGATCATCATCATAATTGTCAAAGATTTCCATACGGCCTGTAGCTGTGTCAATCTTAGCGCCGAATGTTAAGCCATCCATGCCATATCTATTTTTCATTATATGAAATCTACCTGTACCTTTCACTTTATCTTCTTTTTTACGTGAGAGAGAAATAGCCACATCCGTAATCATGATTTTGTCATAGCTACCTGCGGCTTTATCACCCTCGATGATATCATCTTTAGCTCCAGCACGGTTAACTTGTGATACACTCCAAATTGGAACTTTTAACTCACGAGCTAAACCTTTTGTGCTCAAATAAATATCATCTATCTCATCTTTCCTCTCACGATTTGTTCTTTTAGAGCGAAGAAGATCTACATAGTCAATAATAATTAAATCTGGTTTGAAACCTTGGTCAATACATTTTTGAATATGCGCTTCTAATGTAGATATAGATGCTTTGCCTGGTGAATATTCTTTAACAACTAATTTACCTGGCAATTCAGTAATAGTAGATTCAACTCTGTCTTTATGTTTAAGGATTTCATTGACAGGTATACCTGTGAAGAAAGCATCATATCGTCTACCTACATAATCTTCACCTAACTCAAGTGTATAGTGTACTACATTATAACCTAATTCAACAGCTATACCACCTAGAGCTATCAATGTCCATGATTTACCACCACCCGGATTACCAAATATTAATCCAAAGTCTCCACTGCCTAATCCACCTTGCATCAAGTTATTAAACATATCCCAAGGTGTAGGAATAGCAATACGATGTTCTTCTCTATATCGTGTTTCAATATCTTTGCTATATTCTAATCCTAAATTCTTATCACCACCTGCTTTTAAAGCATTATCAACTAATCCTCTAATTGAATCATAGTCACCTGCTTTTAATAAGTCTACAGATGTTAATAGTGCTTTTTTAAGCTGTTGGTTTTTACAGAAATTAGAAAATTCTTCTTCTATATAAGCTAAATCCTCGTCTGATGCTTTATAGGCTTCTTTGAGTTGTTCTTTAACTGATACTTGTAATACTTCGTTTTCTAGTTTTTTAACTTCAACTTTTAATATCTCCATACTAGGAACAGTATGGTATTTTTCATAGTATTTTAAGATTTCACTGATAACCCACTTGTGAGCGCTATTATCAAAGTATTCTTCACTTATGATATCATGTATATTAACTAGAAATTCTTTGTGTGTGAGTAAAGAAGATAAAACCTTAGTCTGGAAGTGTGTTCCGTATTGGGATAATGTAGATAGAGTCACAACTTTTATTTTTAAATTAATAATTAATTTTTATATTTCCAAATGTATCCAAAGATACTTTTTCTATTTCCTTTTCCATTACATACTTCTGTAATGGCTGCTCCTGTTTTTTTATTTAATGATTTAGCAGCTTCAGTAGCACTTAAATGTTCTTTTAAAAAATTTCCTTGTTTATCATATTGTAAAACAGGTTTTTTAGATTTAGAAGGTTTATTTTTTCTTGCTTTGCTTTGTTTTTGTTTAGTTTCATCTGATCGTTTTATTCCGGTTAATGCTTCTTTAATTTTTAATCTCCATTCATCATTATACATTTCATGTCCTTTTCTATTCTCAGACATAAGTTTTTTTGTCTCATTTGATGGAGTCCATCCTTTTCTAGATTTTGATATTTTATCTTTGCCCTCTTTAGTTTGGCCTGAGTTTCCAAAAGCTTTATTAGTTTTATTATAAAATAATGGGTTTGATTCGGCATTATAAAAATTTAACCAGTATTCTTCCCTTTGCCATAACTCTTCTTTACTATTACAATATTCTAAAATTTCTTTTTTGAAATTTTTCTTACCGTGTTTTTTAATAGCTTTTTTTAATATTGATCCACTTCCTAAGTATTTAGGATTATTAATTACATCTTTACCAATATATTTTTTACCATTAATAAGATTTGTAGTTAAATATATTACCATAATATTTTATTATAAATATTACATGTAATGTACTTAATGTCATAACTTTTTTATTTCTTGTTTTACTTCTTGCCAGTATTTATAATTTGCTGAGTTTTCTACATTTGTTGAGTCTAAAACTCCAGCATCTTTAAAACTATCATACACCCCAACAAATTGCTTTATTATCTCATCTACTGCTATCAATGCACATTGTTTAGCATCTTCATTAGCTTCCTCATCATATAATAAATTTGCTCTTAAATACATTGCAAATTTCCCAAATAATTCTTTTGCTTTTTCTTTTGGTGTCATAACTTATTTTTATTTAAAACTACTTAATGTTGTAAATGTGCTTCTAATCCAAAAATCTACATTTTTTAATGTATGCCCTAATCCATCTTCATTATACATCTTTAAAAACTCAGCTACCTTTATTTTCTCTGATGGTAATGTTGTAATGTTTTCTATATATCCTTTCTCTGTCTTATCTACTAACGGGTTACTTAGATCCATTAACTTATAGTGTTTCTGTAACGTCTCGTAATCATATATAACCCTCGAGTATATAACATGCT